ACACGTTGTGAGCGCTCGTCAATAATTGACTGCGTGGAATCAATGACATCAATAATTGGACGGAAGCCAGTCTGCTTGTCGTTTGCTATGTTTGACAAAGCTTGCTCGGTTTGAAAGAGTATGTCATTTAGATCTGATTGACCATCATATACGTTAGCTATTGTTTGATTGAGGTCTTCAATAACCTTTCGTGCTCTCGCTTTTTCGGCTACAACCTTGGCATAATGCTCAATGTGAGCACTGGTTGGTACAGCATTGATGAGACTAGCAAGAAATGCCATCCCTCCGATTCGATCAAATTCGCCTATTGAATCAAGCGCTGATTTAACTGATACGGGGTCAATAGGTTCTCCCTTGTCCGACAAATCTTCCATGATTCCAAAGACAATGCCGTGTGATAGTTTGTAAAAACTTTCTTTTGTGAGGTATTCTGAAGCGATTAGGATTTTATCTGGATCTACAAAAATTGATCCAATTACAGCTTGTTCAGCAAGAATATCGTGAGGCAGGATTGTATTATTTTCTGCCATAAATTAGCTCCTATCTACGATATCCGAAACGCATTGTTTCTCGTGCTTCTTGAATACGTTGCTGTTCAGCAATCATCTTCTTCAATTCTCGTTTTGATTCTTTGCATCGCTCGCTGATTGAACTGATGATGATCATTTGGAATAGGACCACGATGATTAATACTCCGACTAAAATTTCTGCTAACATGTTAATTCCTCCAATATTCTTTTCTAAAAATAATTCCTATGTTATAATTAAGTTATAGTTCTTTCAAAGTGCCTTTCTCAAGGTGCTTTTTTTATTTTTGCAAGCTTCGACAGAATCGCTGAACATCTTCCAAATTGTAGAGATACTTCCCTCCCTTTCCGGACTGTTGAAATTGAAATTTCCCTTGGTCTCTCCATTCTTCTAGTTTAGTTCTACCCCATCCGGTCGCTTCCTGTAGCTGTTTGATCGGCACCCATGTAATATTTCTGCTTGATCTACGCTTAGCTTCTTCCATAGCTTTGATGTTGATTGAAACCAGCTCTTCAAAGAGTTTATCTTTAAATTCAGTTCCAAATAGTTCTAGGACCATTTTTTTAATCCTTTCTATTCTTTATTTTTCTTTTGTTCTATAGCTCTTAAAATTACTTCATGAGCTATATCTTTTGTGAGCTTTTGTAACTTAATCAAAGCTTCACTATAAGTTTCTGATTGTTCAATTAGCAAGTCAGATAACTTTATAATTTCATCTTCAAAATCCATCTCAAGACCGATGACCTTTCTATATTATTGTGTTAACTTACTACTGACAAAAAACGATTAAATAAGACCTCTTACTCCTTATGAAAATCGTCTGTCAATTTTTATGAAAGGAGGGAATCTATGAATTACATTAATGAAATGTTGCCTAATGAAGTAAGTTTCTTGCCATATCGTTTTTCAACCTCAGATGTAGACAGTGTTGATCCATCATCTAAATCTGTTTTGAAATTTGCTACAACAGTAGATAACGAGAGATTTATTGATTTCTTGTCAGTACATGAAAATGGTTTAGTTCTATTAGTTAAAAGTGAAGACAATGAAGTTTGGTCTAATAGAAAACCAATTTCCAATACTGTTGATGGTAAACTTGTAATTACTTTTGAAAGTGAATAATCGAATCACTAAGTTTTACAGAAGTTTTCCCATCTTTTGAACTAAGGACTTGTTTTTTAACAAGTTCTTTTTTTAATTTAATTTTCATTTATTTCTCCTTATACAATTTATTTAAGTAGAGTATTAGGAAATGATTGCTTAATTGATATCTCTTTAGGATGCTCCCGACCATTAATATAGTCGATTTGGATCAGAGTTTCAGGTACTTCGTCCTTGCTTGTCTCCCAAACAATGTTTATTCCTTGTAAACCGATATCTTCAGCTTGAAAATCAACTCCATTTAAAATAACGTGAGGTATGCTAGAATCACTGCTGATCTTAATTTCTAGATTTTCGATATGCAATGTCTTTTTTAAAGGTTCGCTCATTTATTTCTCCTCACCCCACCAAACTCATCTGTCCGTTGCGGGCTTTGATTTCTAGCTTGGTATTTGCTGATGGCTCCCAGCTATTCCAATAGTCAAATGCACGCTCTTCATCTTTACGCTTCAATAGATCGTACCGTGGAATACGGAAATAATCTTTGAAATCTTTAGCAGCCTGAGAAAATACAGATTGGGCAAAATGCCGATCACGATAGGCTTGACTGTTTTTTCCACCAAGTAGTGATACAACTTTCTGTTTACGAAGTTTTTCTAATGCCAAGCAAATGGATGGATTCACTGGTTGCTCATTCTTTAGATAATCCACATCGGCAGATAGAACCGATTGCCCTTCTTTCAGTTTTTTCAATTCCTGCAAAGCGTGAATCATCACATCTTCTGTTGTTAGGTCCTGGTTGACCTTTTCGACTTCATTCATCATTCAAATTCTCCTTCTAAAATATCGTTATCTTCCTTTCTGATCTTATCCAGATCATGGAAGAAGCGTAAGCCACGATTGATAAAGCTATCAAATTCATTTCGGATGATCCCATCTGCTTTGAGGACCTTTTCTTCATCTGCATAGATCAGACCTCCCATGCTTGCTAAGAAATCATTTCCCTTTTGAAGAAGACTTGTGATATTCTTGTAAGCTGAGATTTGCTTTTGTACGCTGTTGAGTTGCCCTTGTGATTCCTCAATGGCTCTGGTCAATTCATCATACTGAGCAGATTTCTTATCAACCTCTTCACGCTGGGCCAGTGTATCATTCAATTGTTTTTCAATGAAATTAGATCGCTCTTCAGCATCTTTGATTGCTTTTGCAAGTTCCTTATTCTTTTCTAACAATTGCTTGTTGAGATCCTGAGTGGCCTTGTAGTCATCTGGAACAACTTCCTTGATTGTTTCCTTGACTTCGACCTTGGAAGACTTGATTTTCTCGTTCTCTGCTCGTAACTGTTCATTGACTTTCTTGCTGAGTTTGAGCTTCTTTTTAACTTCCTGCAGTTCTCGCACTGTCGGAGTGTCGCCACCTTCAATGCGTTGGATCTGCTCTTCTTTCTCTTCTTCTGGAAGAGTTGCGATGAGGTAGAGAGCGTTAATTCCTAAATTCTGTGACGTCACAGAATTTGGAAGTTCTTTTGCTACCTTCATAAATTGATTAGCAACCGTCTGACTGAATTCTATTTTTTTGAGCCATTCCATAAATTGCCCATGTGCCAGATCTTTCTCTTTGACGTGATTGAGTCGTCTGCCGATTTCCCAGATTGACTGACCAGCTATTTGCTTATGATAACTAATTTCAAGTTCTATCTGAGCTAAATTATTTGATAAAGTAATTTCGTTCATTTATCCTTCCTCAAATTTTTCCCATGATTCTGAGATTCGCAATTTCTTATTTATGCGCAATTTCAAATTATCACTGCCTTTTCCATTCTTGAACATCTGTGTAATCATCGCTGGGCTAACCCCGACCACAGTTGCAAGATCAGAACGAGTCCATCCTCGCTTGTGGAGTTCTTCTTCTACAAGTTCATTCCATTTCTTGTGTTGTTGGCTCATGCTGCCTAACTCCTTTCTGTTTTTTGTAACAGTTAAAGAATTAGTTAATTATTTTATGTATTTACTTGACTTGTTTTAGTGTATTTGCTAAAATGAAGGCATAGTAAAAAAGACATATTTAAAGACATTTTCTTTCTAAACGATACCGCTCGCCAAAGCTATCTTTTTTTAGAAGTGCTTTATATGTTGTTTAACTAACTCTTTAACTTTACAAAAACTATTTTAGCGTATACGCAAGAATTTGTCAAGCACTTTTTTGCGTATTTACTAAATATTTTTTGTCAATTCATTAGAAAGGTTGATAATTCAATGTTTTCGACATTTGAAATTATTAAAGAATTGGCTAAAAAGCGAGGAATTTCTCTAAATCAATTAGAAGAAAAACTAGGGATTGGAAAAAATTCTTTGTATGGCTTGAAAAGAAATCAGCCATCTGCTGAAAGATTACAACAAATTGCAGATTATTTTGATGTGTCCATCGACTACCTACTGGGACGCACGGAAAATCCAAATATTGCAAGAGATGGTGATGCTTCTGCACCATTGGACCTCAGAGATATTGCTGCGCAATCTATGTTATTTGATGGGAAACCATTGACAGAAGATGACATAGATTTCATTACAGCGGTTCTGGAGGCGCACTTAAAAAATAAATAGAGGTATACTATATGACAGTACAAGAGCTTTGTGCCAAGGAAGGTGTGAATCTCTGCTACTTTGATGGAAGCAACTGGCACAGCCCAGGCTTCTTCAATCCTGCTTTAAATGTTCTAGCACTGGACTTTAATTTGTCAGTAGAAGATCAAAAACAAGTAGCTCTTCACGAGTTAGGACATAAAGAACATTCTCCGGTTCAATATGAGTTGAACAGAGAGCTTTGCGAATTACAAGCAGATAGAAGCATGATTCATCATTTGCTTGAAGAAGAATTGAAGTCAATGGATGATGTAAGAGATTTCAACTATCTGCATTTTATGGAAAAGTACAGTCTAAAGACCATCGCAAATGAAACGATGGTCAAAGACGAATATAATTCACTAATTAGTTAAATAAGGAGAAAAATAAAAAAGCCCTGCACTCAACATTTGGGGCGTAGAGTACAGGGATACTGTTAAGGCGTAAAATAGGCTTGAAAAAGCCCTTTTCACTATGCCTATTGTACCAATAAACGAGGAAAAAGGCAATGGAAATCAAATCTTACAAAAAGAAAAATGGCAATATAGCCTATAAGTTTAGGATCTATGTTGGTAAAGAAAATGGAAAGGACAAGTATGTAAAGCGTCAGGGCTTCCAGACAAAAGCCAAGGCAAGAGCAGCACTTCTCCAACTTCAAACTGACCTTGAAAATAGCGAGGAAATCACTGTCAAGGAAATCACTGTTGAAGAAGTTGCTGAAGAATGGCTCAAGGAATATGCTGACACAGTACAGGATAGCACCTATATCAAGACCGAACGGAATATAAAAAATCATATCTATCCGACTTTAGGAGATAAGAAGATTTCTACTCTCACTCCTCTGCAACTTCAGGAACAAGTCAATGACTGGTCCAAAAAACTTATTTATGGACGTAAAATGAAAGGCTTGATGAATAACATATGTAAGTACGCTATCAGACATGGCTACATCTCCACCAATCCGGTTGAGAGTGTAACAACGCTTGTCAGAAAGCGAGTAGACACAGATAGCGATTTTTATGATAAGGAGGAACTGAAATCTTTCCTTGAATTAGTAGACCAAACAGATGAACTGAGAAAGAAAGTCCTCTTTCGTCTTCTAGCCTTCACAGGGGCTCGAAAAGGGGAGGTTTTAGCCCTCAAATGGGAAGACTGGACCAATAACACTCTGAGCATAAACAAAGCCATTACGAGAGGATTTGACGGGGAATCTGTCGGTCCTACAAAAAACAAAAGTAGCAACCGATTGATAAGCTTGGACGAAAAGACAAGTGAACTACTCACAGAGTGGAGAGAAATGAATCCTACTACTACTTTTATCTTTGAGAATGAATTTGGGAAGCCAATATCAGGAACACTACCACGGAAATGGCTACAGCAAATTGTCAAAGATTCGGATGTGCGTCCTATTAGGATCCACGGCTTCCGACACACACATGCCAGCCTATGCTTCGAAGCTGGAATGACACTCAAACAGGTCCAGTATAGACTTGGACACTCAGATTTAAAAACAACCATGAACATCTATACGCACATCACCAAAGAGGCTAAGGATGATATTGGTGAGAAATTTGCAAACTATATTGATTTTTAAACGAATAACAAAAAAACAGACCCTTTGGATAAAAAAGGGTCTGTTTTTGGGTCTGCCAGTTTCAAAAAGGTTCAAAAAGGAATAGAAAGTATAAAACAAAAAACGTTGTTTTTACAACGTTTTAGAAACTTTTAGAAAACTTTAGAAAGTATATATGGAGCCGGTGGGAGTCGAACCCACGTCCAAACACCTGCCAGCATATTTGTCTACAACCATAGGTTATGTCTTCTTTTAACAGCTACATGACACATAACTCAAGCCCTGTACCTGCGAGTCTATCAATCTCTTATCTAACTCCTAGACCAAGCTAGATCGTATCTCGCTATAATTAAGACCTGTCATCAAACACGAGCGATTCGAATCGGGTCACGCCTGCTGGTGTTTAGGCAGCTAAAGCGTAAGAATTATTATTTTTTGCAGTTATATTTAACTGGCGTTTTACATCCGCTAGATGAGTTGCAAAATATGCCTCATAATGCCTGTCGAATCCGTAACGACCCCAAAACGAATACATTTAGTATATCAAAATCTAGCTAAAAATGCAAAAGAAAAAAATTGAACAAGAAACCTTCCACTGGGGAGCTCCTTGTTCAATTAACTGTTTTTATTGAAGATTCAACTTATATTTGCTGATATAGTGAATGGTGAAGTACATAGAAACAATCTTAATGACTTCATAGATGAGACCTGGAATGAAGTTTGCTCCCAAATCATCAATATTTCCATAAACCAATGCATACCCGACAGCATATGAATCTTTAAAAGGATTGACTGCTGTACCGATGATACTTAAAACAATGCACAAGAGAAAGAAAAACAGAATAGCCTTAAATCCTCGACGATTTTGAAACAGTTGGCCAAGTGCGATCGATACATAAAATAGGAAGATCCCTGAGGCTGTGGTAAAAATCCACCAAACGATAATCCAATAAGCAATAGAATGACTAAAAGCCTCAGCGATAATACTAAATACAGGAGAGAGGTCTTGTCCAATGACAGCGCCCATCACAAGTATTGTGATAAAACCACTCAAAAATAGAAGGAATAGGCAGTAAAGACTCGCTACTAAAGCTCCCACAAATTTAGATAAAATGATCGCATGCGGGCTAGCTGGAAGGGTCCAGGTCAAGTAACCTTCGCGTCCGTATAAGTTGGAATAGAAACGACGGATAATAATATAGTAGTTACTAAGATAAAGACCAATGACTCCTCCAAAAATGAGAATCCCAAGAGTCCCCGTTATGATTTGCATACTATTGGTTTCCATATTCACAAAACCGTTTGTAGCACTTCCACCAATAACACCTGTAATCACTGACAAACCTAGTGCGATCAGGGTGATCAATAAATACCACTTAGCTGTCGATTTAAATTCATATTTTAATAATTTACCAAACATGGGTTCCTCCTAATAAACACGGAATTGATCACGGAAGATCTCATCGATTGATTTTCCGTGTTGATTGCGCATAACAGTCGTATTTTCATGCAAGAGGATTCTTCCTTGGTTGATGAAAATGGCCTCATCCAAAACTTGCTCAATATCCGCAATCAAGTGAGTAGAAATCAAGACAGAAGAGTTTGGACGTCTGTTTTGAATAATGGTCCGCAAAATATAATCACGCGCTGCTGGGTCAACCCCACCGATTGGTTCATCAAGAACATACAAGTCAGCTTCACGGCTCATCACCAAAATCAATTGCACTTTTTCCTTGTTCCCTTTTGAAAGGCTGTTCAATTTTTGATTTGGCTGCAAATGCAAATCGTTGAGCAATTGGTAAGCTCGTTGGACATTAAAATCTGCATAAAAATCTTGGAAATAGCTAATAGCATCAATAATTTTCATATTTTCATTCAGATAAGTTGTATCTGGCAAATAGGAAACCACTTTTTTAGAAGCTGGGGATGGTAATTGCCCATGAATATAGATATTTCCAAGGCTTGGTTGCAACAAACCATTAATCAATTTAATGATGGTTGTTTTCCCACTACCATTGGGACCCAAAAGGCCAATAATACGGCCAGGTTGGATGTTCAAACTAACATCCATGAGAGCAACTTCATGCCCATAATTCTTTGTCACATGGTCCAAGTAGACCAAAGGATACTGATTCATGTAAATCTCCTTTATTTTCTATTTATGCTATTATACCCTGTCCCCTTGATGATTGCAACTTTATCTGAAAATTTGCTAAGAATTTGTAAATACTTGTTCAAAAAAATAGGGATAAATAAATCAGAGGTTAGGGAAACCCCAACCTCTGATTTGTTTTGATGCATAGAATATTTAACTAATTCCAAGTGCGATCCGTGCGTAACGGCTCATCTTTTCAACCGTCCAAGCAGGATACCAGACCAACTTCACATCCACAGATGTCACTTCTTCTACTTCTGCTAAAACATCATGAATCTGATCTGTCAGAAGGTCCGCTAATGGACACCCCATGGTCGTTAAGGTCATATCAATGATGGTTGCTCCAGTTTCACCGTCAAAATGGATCTCGTAGACAAGACCTAAATTGACAATGTCAATCCCAAGCTCAGGATCGATTACCTCTTCCAAAGCATTTAAGATTTTATTTTTAATTTCTTCAATTTGCTCAGTTGTATATGCCATATGACTTCCTTTTTCTGCTATTTACTCTCGATAGAATTTCTTGGCTCGGGTTAAAAAGGTCCACTGGACCTTCCTCGCTTCCGAATTTTTCGGCTCGGGTTAAAAAGATCCGCAGGATCTGGGTCGCTTCTTCATTTCTAGGCGACCGTTAAAAAGATCCGCAGGATCTTTTTAATCCTCTATAAAGTCACGCAATGGTTTGCTTCTGCTTGGGTGGCGGAGTTTGCGGAGGGCTTTGGCTTCGATCTGACGGATCCGTTCACGGGTCACGTTGAAGACTTTCCCCACATCTTCCAAGGTCCGCATTTTTCCATCATCGAGACCAAAACGAAGACGCAAAACATTTTCTTCCCGGTCTGTCAGGGTATCGAGGACTTCATCCAATTGTTCGCGTAGAACCACACGAGTGGTGTAGTCTACTGGATTTTCAATCACTTCGTCTTCGATAAAATCGCCCAAATGGCTATCATCTTCTTCCCCGATTGGAGTTTCAAGAGAAACAGGCTCTTGAGCAATCTTCAAGATTTCACGCACCTTATCAGGTGTCATATCCATGCGCTCAGCGATTTGTTCAGGTGTTGGATCTTGTCCCAATTCTTGCAAGAGATTACGTTGTTCACGAACCAACTTGTTAATGGTTTCCACCATGTGAACAGGGATCCGAATGGTACGCGCTTGGTCTGCAATGGCACGAGTGATGGCCTGACGGATCCACCAAGTAGCATAAGTAGAGAACTTGAACCCTTTGGTATAGTCAAACTTATCAACCGCCTTCATCAAGCCCATGTTTCCTTCTTGGATCAAATCCAAAAATTGCATCCCACGACCAACGTAACGTTTCGCAATGGATACAACCAAACGAAGGTTGGCTTCTGCTAGACGTTGCTTAGCTTCCAAGTCACCTTGTTCCACCAAGATAGCCAATTCTTGTTCTTCTTCATTGGTCAAAAGAGGAACAACCCCAATTTCTTTCAAGTACATCCGTACCGGGTCATTGACCTTAGCAGAGTTGCTTCCAAGCAATTCCTCATCTGACAACTCTGGCTCTTCCTCATTGTTCAACACACGCGCACTTGGGTTGCCGTCTTTATCAGTGATCGAAATCCCTGCATCTTGAATGCGTTGCAAAAGATCTTCAATCCAATCTGCATCTAGCGTGAATGGAATAACCAATTGGTCATTAATTTCATCATCTGTTGCAGTTCCGCTTTTCTTGTGGCTGCGAATAAATTCTGCAATTTGAACGTCCAATGTTGTAATATCTTTTTGTTCTTTAGCCATTCCTACTCCATTCTTCTTTTTTGAGCGATTAAACGCTCGAGTTCCAATAAAGCTTTTTCCGCATCCCCTATTGAGGAAGCTTCCTTCACTTTATTTCCAATTTGTTGACTTTCTTTGCGAAGAAGCTCACGATTCCGCGTCGCTTCTACTTCTTCTAACTCACCATCTGCTATCTCTTCTGGTAAATCTTCTTCTAACATCCGGTACCAGGCGTGCTGGATCCCTTCAGGCTGCTCGGATAAATCCTGAGAGGTGACTTCTCCATTTTGACAGAGCAATTGATACAAGATCTGTAACTCCGGCGTGTCAAAGGCAAAATCAGGTCGCAAACGGTAATCATTGAGCACCATTGGAAAATCCTTCATCCTACTTAATAAATGATTTTCCGCCTTGATCAAGCGCGTCATCCCACGATTCGGCAAGAGCTCTACTGAAAAATTCGACGTTTTTGATCGTCCACCTTTTTGCGCTTCTTGCCGTTGATGCAAGCGACTATTATTGACAATCTGCTCAATCTGCAAGTAATCAAAGTCCGGCAATAAATCAGCCAACTTATAAATATAGGTGTTTTGCGCTGTAATGGAGCGCGTCTGGGCGATCATCGGTGCCAGCTTTTCGACAAACTCAATTTGCGCCTGCAAGTTCTCAATATACTGGGGTTTCCAGTAGTGCATCCAGAATTCAACCTTACTGATTCGAGAATTCTTCAAGAGGGTAGCAAGATCTTCTGGGGACGTCTTTTTGAGGTACTCATCAGGGTCCATCTGATCTGGGATACGGACGATCTCTAACTCCAGATCCTGCAAGACATCCAAGGCCTTAGCTGTTGCTTCAAGCCCTGCCTTATCCCCATCATAGGTCAAGATGACCTTTTTGGTAAAATGAGACAGGTGCTGGACATGCTCTGGTGTCAAGGCTGTCCCCATAGAAGCGACCGCATTTTCAATCCCAGCTCGATATGCCGCAATGACATCCATAAAGCCTTCCATGATATACATTTCATGTTGCTTTTTGGCGCTTGCCTTAGCCTGATCTAAATGATAGAGTTCATAACTTTTATTAAATAGACGGGTACTACGACTATTCTTGTACTTGGCTTGATGACTGCCATCATCCGTTAGTTTCCACAGCCTACCAGAAAAGGCAATGACACGTCCACTATCATCTGTCAAGGGAAACATGATCCGATCCTGAAAAGCATCAAAAACCGTTCCAGCATCTGAGATTGTAAACAAACCCGAATCGGTAATCACTTTCTCAGAGAATTTCTCAGAGAGATTGCGATAGAGGTAATTTCCTTCTGCAGGGGCTAAGCCCAATTGAAAATGTCGGATGACTTCATCCGTCAGACCACGTTCATGCAGATAGTGTCGCGCTTCTTCCCCCATCTTAGTCGTCATCAAAATCGCCTGATAAAACTTACTAGCTTCCTGATGAATCTCATAAAGTTCTTGGTTGGGATTGATAGACGTTGGTTGAGCCGGCCTTACTTGGTACTGAAGCGCAATGCCAGCTTTTTCTGCTACGATCTGGACCGCATCCATAAAGGCGACTCCACGGTAGTCCTCAATAAACTTAAAGACATCTCCAGAGCGACCACATCCGAAACAATGGTAAAACTGCTTGTCTTCAACGACATTAAAGGAAGGAGTCTTTTCACCATGAAAAGGACAGAGGCCTAAAAAGTTACGGCCCGCCTTGGTCAAAGAAACAACTTCTCCAATGACTTCAACAATGTTTACACTGTTTTTAATCTCTGCAATCAGCTCTTTATCAACCATAAACAGTGCCTCCATTTTACCATAGATTATCACTTTATATTTTATACTAAAAGTTAGTAAAAGTAAATTTTTTCCTACCGATTTCACACAGAAAAGAAAAGATTTTCAACCTTTATCACTAATTTAAAAAAATTGGGCATATTTCTTGTCAGTCACATATTTTTCCGTTATACTATCATAGTAAAAAATTATTATGAAAGGACATATATAGGATATGTTAAAAGATTTGAAAGCTTTTCTCCTTCGTGGAAACGTTGTTGACCTTGCTGTTGCAGTCGTTATCGGAGCTGCATTCGGAGCTATCGTAACATCATTTGTTAACGATATCATCACTCCACTTATTTTGAAACCAGCTTTGAAAGCTGCTCATGTTGAAAATATTGCACAATTGTCATGGAACGGTGTTGCATACGGTAGCTTCTTGAGCGCTGTGATCAACTTCCTTGTTGTTGGTACTGTTCTTTTCTTCGTAGTGAAAGCTGCTGAAAAAGCTCAAAACCTTGGTAAAAAAGAAGAAGCTGTCGAAGAAGAAGCTGCTGCTCCTACTCAAGAAGAGTTGCTTGCTGAAATCCGCGACTTGCTTGCAAACAAATAATCAGATAAAAAGATCCG